GCTTCACACATGATGCTACGTACAATCATTAACAGCGATGCAAAGAGCTATCCATGGTTTGCACCAGCTGGTACACGCCGTGGTGGTGTTGACAATGCTACTAGCGTTGGTTACATTACTGCTGAAGGTGAATTTAAATCTACAGCATTGCCACAAGGCCTGCGTGACGTACTTGACGATGTTAAGATTAATCCAATTGCAACATTGACTGGTGTTGGTGTGTTAGCTTATGGTCAACGTACTCGTGCTAGAAATGCCAGCGCATTAGATAGAATCAACGTATCACGTTTGGTTTGTTATCTACGTAAACAACTAGATGTTCTTGCAAGACCGTTCTTGTTTGAACCTAATGATGCTCAAACACGTCGTGAAATTAAAGCAGCAGCCGAAAGTCTAATGCTTGAATTAGTAGGACAACGAGCACTATACGATTATGTTATAGTTTGTGATGAGACAAACAACACTCCTTCTAGAATTGATAGAAATGAGTTGTATGTTGATATTGCCATTGAGCCAGTAAAAGCCATTGAATACATTTATATTCCACTACGCTTGAAAAATACTGGTGACATTGCAGCCGGACTATAATAGGTAAATACAAAGAATAAGGAGCATTTATATGCCAATCGCAAGTTTATCAAGATTCACAGTACCTATTAGTGGAAGCCAAGCTTCTACTACACAGGGTCTGTTGATGCCAAAACTAAAGTATCGCTTCCGCGTTACCTTAGACAGTTTTGGTGTCCCAGGGCAACCTACAACTGAACTAACTAAACAGGTAATGAACGTTAGCCGTCCTGAAGTTACTTTTGAAGAAATCAAACTACCTGTTTATAACAGCACAGTCAAGCTATTAGGTAAGCACAATTTTGCAGATGCAAAATTAACTATCCGTGATGATGCCAGTGGTATTGTTAGTCGCAAGGTAGGTGAACAACTACAGAAACAATTTGACTTCTTTGAACAAAGCGGTGCCGCAAGTGGTATTGACTATAAGTTCAGAATGCGTGTCGAAATGCTTGACGGTGGTAACGGTGCTTTTGAACCAGTTACACTAGAAAGCTTTGAATTCTTAGGTTGCTTCATTAAAACAGCTACTTACCAAGGTGGTGACTATAGCGATGCAACAAATCCAATGGATATTGCACTAACTATCACTTATGACAACGCCATTCAATTAGATGCCCCAGGCGGAGCAGCTAGTGGTATTGGTATTGATGTAGGTCGTGTTGTAAGACCGGCGGGCGCACAGGGTCTAACTACAGGTTAATAGTTAAATTAACTATAATAAAGCTCGGCATAAAAACCCGAGCTTTTTATTTGACTAAATATTTGTATGAGTAACGCATTTACTAACTATCTATCTGGCACAGGATATACTAAGGGATATCCTAATTTAAAAGACTATCAACATGCTAGTCGATTGTATATTGACGACAACTATGCATACTCTCCTAAAGTTGGTTTTCTCTATTATGTAGTATTCAATATTAATCCAGATGCTATCATAGATCAAGAATGGAGAAATAAAAGCTCAATGGATGTTGGGCTGTTAGTTAAAAAAGTTGACCTTCCTAAATTTACAATTGCCACTGAGACTCTAAATCAATATAATAGAAAAACAATAGTACCTACTAAATTAACCTATACTCCTGTTAGTTTAGATTTTCATGATGATAATTTTGATATTATCAACAAACTATGGATTAACTATTACAAACATTATTTTGCAGACAGTAGCTATGGAACCAATGGTGAAGTACCTGTAGCGTTTAGAGATACTAAGTATGGTGAAACAGATTATCAATACGGTATCTATGATAACCAAGTTAAAGTTCCCTTCCTTACTTCAGTAGAAATTTATAGTTTACACCAACAAAATTTTACTCAAGTAACACTAATTAATCCTAAGATTACAGAATGGGCACACGATTCGTTGAACCAGGCTGAAGGCAGCAAGACCATGCAGAATAGAATGAACCTTGCCTACGAAAACGTTTTATATGATTACGGACAGATTGTTGCAGAAACTAATCCTCCGGGGTTTACTGCGGTGTATTATGACAAAACACCTAGTCCGTTACAAATTGCAGGAAATCCTATAAACAATCCTTATTATGTCAAGCAACAGACAGGGTTTGATAAACCGGGTGCCCAGAGAGTATTTGGCAAAGTTGGTGGTGCATATAATTCTCCTAATCCCCTTTTAGACATTGCTAAAATTCTTGCTAAAAATTATGTAAACACAAAAGGTATTACACGAACAAAAGCCACAGGTTATAATATAGCCAGCGGTGCATTAGGAGCGCTGACAAAAACTTCACCTGGCAAATATTATACTCCTCCGAATACAGAATATCAGCCTGGAATATTTAATTTACCAGGCGGGGTTGGTATTAATATTTTTAAAGCATTTAATACTAGCGTTGACGGAAAAATCAGAGCAAATCCTGCCGCAATTTTATTTCCACCTAAAAGATAATTATGAATCAAAATTATTCTAACATTCCTGTTAGTAAATCTCAAGAATCAACAGTGCAAGCATTTGACTCATACACAAACATGCCAGTTGAAATTAATTCATCAGTGTTGGCTGCTATGAAAGGATATTTCACTAATAGAGACTTCGGTGAAGTAGCTGCCGAATCTATTGCCGTTACAATTATTAGACAGGCCAAGCAGGATGGATATAATCCTATGCAAATTTTAGATACTCTAAAAGGTTTGGACAATGTACAATTATCTGGTCTAGTATCTGAAATTTTAAATTACAACAGATTTAAAAGTAGTAGCTTAGGCTATGCGGAAAAATTTCAAACTCATCCTGAAATTCAAAGAAACATTGTAGCATGAGCTTAAAGTTTAGCCAAGGGGTCTACAAAATAAAAAACCCTGAAAAATATATGGGACAGAGTGCTCCTAGATATAGAAGTTCTTGGGAATTTACCTTTATGACTTTCTGTGATAACAATCCTAGCATACAGCAATGGTCCAGCGAAAGTGTAAAAATTCCCTATAGAGATCCATTGACTGGCAAGCATACAGTTTACGTCCCTGATTTTTTAATTTCTTATGTTGATAGGAATATGAAAAAGCACGTTGAAATTGTAGAAATAAAACCTGCAAATCAAACCCTAAAAGAACGTGTAGGTAAAAATCCCTACAACCAAGCCCAATTTATCAAGAATCAAGCCAAGTGGTCAGCAGCCGCAGATTGGTGTAGTCAGCAAGGTATTAAGTTTAGAATTGTTAATGAGAGCGATATTTTCCAGAATGGTGGAAAACGGAATAAGTAAAAATATGACAAAAAAGTTAGAAGAACTCTTGAACATAGAACCTGCTAGTGAGCCTGTTATTCAGGCAGAAGCAGTTGATGTAAGTCCTGTGCCCACAATTAATCTAGAAGAAAAATTAGAAGAATTTGATAAAATTGCAGCCGCACTTCCCCGTGTAAAAGGGCTAGGCGATATCAGCGATTCGGAGTTAGATGCACTTGCAGACAAAGCTGAAAAAGCCTACGACGACCTGATGGATTTGGGCATGAACGTGGAAGCACGTTACGGGTCCCGCATGTTCGAAGTGGCCGCACAGATGATGAATGCCGCTATTACAGCTAAAACTAACAAGATTGATAAGAAGTTAAAGATGGTTGATCTACAGCTTAAGAAACTAGCCATAGACAAAAAACACGGTGAAGGCAGCGGAAATACCGTAGAGGGCGAGGGATATATTATTACAGATCGTAATAGCATCCTGGAGAAACTAAAGAATCTTAATAAATAATACACTATGAAATCATTCAAAGAACACCTAACCGAATCTAAAAAGAAGTATGACTTCCGTATAAAAATTGCCGGAGAAATGACCACTGAGCAAGAAGATACAATGAAGACTTTACTAAGCCGTTTTACTACAGGCAATGCTCCAGCAGGATTCAAAAAATCAAAGACTCCTATCCAAGCACTACCTTTAGATTTTCCGCAAGTTAAAAATTGTGAAGTTAATATCTACGAAGTTGTACTAGATTATCCTACAACACAATTTGAATTAACAGAATATCTAAGCACAGGCCTTGGCGTAGGTAAACAACATTTAGTAGTTCGCAGTCCTATGGAACCTACTGAAGAATATCAAAATATTGAGCCCAGGAGAGAAGGCGCTTTGTTAACTGATCCAGATTACAAAGAAGCTCCTAATGCTCAAATGGAAGATTACTACGGTGACAAATACAATAGTGGATTTGTTAAAGAATTGAATGATATCTTGAAATTACAAAGACGCGAGCGTGGAGAAGAAATTCCCACAGACGGTCCTGCCAAGTTCAATACAGATGCAGAACCAGGAACAACTGGCCCTATAAGTGGCAAAGGAAAATAATATGCAAATGATTGACGTACTAAAAAGATTGGCAGAACTTGATGCCGACAATCCTAACATTATTAAGGAAAGTCAGCAAGTTGAAGAATGTGGCATGATGCCAGGCATGGTTCCAGAAATGGGTGTGGACATTGCTCCAGAGAAGCCATCTATGCCAGCAAGCATTAACATGACAGCAGGCAGTGGTGATGAACTAAGCAACATGTTAGCTACCATCATGCAACTAGCAGGTCAAAACAAACCTGTATCAGCATCTCCTCCATTAGACAATGCACCTCCTGCACCTGGAACACTAGAACCAGCAGGCGGTGGATCTCCAGCTGACACTATGCGTAGTGTTATTGACAAATTAAATCCAATGGATGGCGATGACGAAGGTGGCGAAGATGATGTTAATAAAGCACACGGCGATCTAGACAACGACGGCGATCACGACATGGATGATCACGATATGGAAAAGAAAGAGCCAGTTGACGAGTATGACAATACTCCATCTGACCCTAATAAAAAGAATGAATTTGATGCAAACCAGTTTGCACATCAAGAGAATCAGCCAGGGCAAGGCGATAGAATGGACGGAGATCGTCCAAAAGCATACGCAGATATGAACGAAGCAGTAACAGATCTATTTGCACAATACAAAAGGTTTGTCAGCGAAAACTGATAAGTTTTACCTTTACCAAATAGACCCTTCGGGGTCTATTTTTTTCATTAAATAAATGCATGGCATATACAGATAACAAACTAGTCAAGACTGCATACAGTGCTGACAGATACACTGAAAAAGACATTGAAGATCTTATGAAGTGTTCAGACCCAGTTGACGGTCCACACTTTTTTCTTGACAATTTCTTTTATATCCAACATCCTACCAAAGGCAAACTAAAATACGAACCTTTTGAATATCAACGTAGACTGATTGACAGCTATCACGGAAATCGCTTTAACGTAAATTTATTACCTCGTCAGACAGGTAAGACAACAACAGCCGCAGGATATTTACTATGGTATGCGATGTTCATTCCTGATGCTACAGTATTAGTAGCTGCCCACAAGTTTACTGGTGCTCAAGAAATTATGAGTCGTATTCGATATGCATACGAACTTTGTGCTAATCATATACGCTGTGGTGTAAAGAGTTATAACAAACAAAGTATTGAATTTGACAACGGCTCACGTATTATTGCACAGACTACAACTGAAACAACCGGTCGTGGTTTGTCACTGTCATTACTATACGCTGACGAGTTTGCGTTCGTTGAACCTAACATTGCCGTTGAATTCTGGACGTCAATTTCACCTACACTAGCCACAGGTGGTAAGGCAATTATCACTTCTACTCCTAACAGTGACGAAGACCAATTTGCTAACATATGGAAAGAAGCTAACCACAGATTTGACGAATTTGGCAATGAACAAACACTAGGCAAGAATGGATTCTTTCCATTCAGGGCATATTGGAATGAACACCCTGATCGTGATGAAGTATGGGCCAATGAAGAACGTAGCCGCATTGGTGAAGAACGTTTCCGTCGAGAACACGATTGTGAATTCTTAGTCTTTGATGAAACACTGATTAATAGTATTTGTCTTGCAGGCATGGAAGGTGATGAGCCTTACATGAAGATGGGGCAAGCACGTTGGTACAAAAAGATTAATCCTATGAGTACCTATTTGTTAGCATTAGATCCTAGTTTAGGGACAGGCGGTGACCCTGCAGCTATACAAATCTTAGAAATTCCTAGCTTTGAACAAGTAGCAGAATGGCAGCATAATTTAACAACAGTTCAAGGACAAGTTCGCATCCTTAGAGATTTATGCAATTTTATTAACGACGAGTGTGCTAGTAAAGGTGTGCAGTCTAGCATTTATTATTCAGTAGAAAATAACAATATTGGTGAGGCTGCCCTAGTTGCCATTGAAGAAATAGGTGAAGAAAGTATCCCAGGTTTGTTCCTAAGTGAGCCTATTAAGAAAGGACATGTTCGTAGATTCCGTAAAGGATTTAACACTACAAACTCAAGTAAAATTAATGCCTGTGCTAAGTTAAAGCATCTTGTAGAAAGCAAAAGATTCCGTATTCGAAGTAAACCGCTGATCAGCGAACTTAAAGGATACATTGCAAAAGGCGTTAGTTTTGAAGCTAAAGTAGGCTTACACGATGACTTAGTTAGTGCTACATTGCTGGTTATACGCATGGCGCTGATGTTACAAGAATGGGATCCCGCTATCTACGATAAAATGCGCGAAGAACGCGAGGATGAATTCTTAATGCCCATGCCTATATACATCAGCAATTATTAATAAATAACTAATATGAAAGCTATCCAAATAATCTCCCAAGACCTGTTTGACAAAGTTCGCAGCCGTTTCACTAATTTAGAAATGGGCGACGAAACAGGAGCAGTTACTATCGACCCTGCAGAAGCACGTTTCTTTGATTTTGACTTTGTCAACGAAGGTGTAAATTTAGGCCGTGTTAGTATCAGCTTAAACGATCTAGGTAGCTTAAAGATTTATTACAGTCAAGGTATTACAGAAAATCAAGACGATCCTAGCAAACAAGTTTGGTATGGATTTTTAAAAGAAATGCGTATGTTTGCCATGCGTAGATTACTGCGTTTTGACACACGCGATATTGCCAAGACAAATCTTGACAGAAACGATTTTCAACATCTTGCTGCCACGCAAGCCCCTAAGGAAGAAGAACCTACTATGAACATGAACGAATCACGTTGGAACCAAAAGAGTTCTAAGAAAACTAGCCGCGCAGTTAAAGGTGCAACAGAAGTTATTGTAAGACATCACAAAGCAGTTGATGAAATGTATCCAGGTGCTCGCAGCCAACGAAATAACATCAAGGCAATTTACATTCAAAACAGAGACGGAGAAAGATTTAAATATCCGTTCATTCATCCAGCAGGCGCATTTGCTATGGCTCAACACGTTGACCATGGTGGTGTTCCGCACGATCCGGCTGGTAAGGCCATCGTTCGTATGAGTGAACAGATTGCACAACTACAAGAATTCCAAAGACAAGTACAGCACACAAGTTTACATGATGACGCTATGGGAATTACAGAAAGGGCCGTAGGCCGATTAAATGAACTAAAAGCAACTATCGAAGCACTAAGCAAGCGCCATCATTATGAATCATGGGTAGGAGAATTAGCAGGTGTAGACCAAGGCGATGACCTAATGGAACTAGATCCTGTGACCATGGAAACTTATAAAGCAAAATTTACAGAAACAAATTTCAAAGAAGACCTAGCAAGTTTCTTTCCATTGATTCACAGAATTATGCAAGAAACAAATACAGTAGACCTAGAAGAATATGTAAGTGAAGAAACAGACATTTGCCCAGACTGCAAAGAAGATCCGTGTGTATGTGATAGCGGAGTTAAAGAAGGTGCGTTCAGCAAATTTGAAGAGTGGGCAGAAGCTACTGAACAAGGCAAACTAACAGACGACGAAATTGAAGCACTAAAACAAGCAATGAACGAACTGCCTAACGGCGAATTAGAATTAGGTCCAGACGGTCAAACAGCATGGCAATTCTTTAGCGGTTTGGGTCTAACTGATTCTGATTTAGAAGATAAATTTAAATCAGCATCTGAATTAGATCCATCTGCTGATCCTATGGAAGTTTTAAAAATGTGGGCTCAAGAAAGTTACCCAGAACTATTAGTAGCACTTGGATTGAGCGGTACTGGTCAAGAACCACCTGCACCAGAAATGCCACCGGCTGCACCTGCTCCGGCGGCTCCTCCTGCACAACCTCCAGTTGCTGAAGGTAAGGAAGGCAACATGGTACAAGAAGTTGCTAAGATTGTTAAGAGTTTTTACAATCGTGACAACCCAGAAGTTGGACCATTCCGCGGAGGTGAAGGTATTGCACTCGATGTTAAGAAACAAATTGCAGAAAAATTTGGCGAAGAAGCGGGTGAGCAAGCGGCTCAAATGGCAGAACAATTCATGAACAAATTAACCATGGAATGGCAACAACGTCACGGTACACCTGTTAATGGTGATGACGGATTAGCAAGATTAAAAGAACTAGTGGGCAACATCAAGGCAAAAGTAGAAGGCAGAGAAAGTCATCAAGCTTCTACAACAATGAAACACGTTGATGCTAGCAATGCGTCCGATTCAGAGAAAGACGCAATTAGACAAGCATCTAAAGATATCAAGCCAGGCGTTAAAGGTTATGGTGACAGGGCAGACGCATTAAAGGCTGCTGGCGTTCCAGATGACCGTGGTCCAAATGAAAGCGGTCCAGACAAGAGCCAAGTACCTGCATACAAACGCAAAGAACAAGGCGGCGATTGGAAAATGTCTACCAAAGATTTGGAAAAAGAAAAAACCAATAGCCCAACAAGCTCGGCAGGATTGGCTCGTAAGAAAGCAGAACTAGGTATGAGCGAAGGACCCGGCGACCTAGCCACAGCACTTAGTAAACTCAGCGGTAATTGGAGCGGATGGCACAAAGAAGAAGACATGTCAACACCCGAGGTTGATCATTACGAATATGATGACGGTGAAGGCGGCTACTACGGCCGTGGAACTATTGAACACAATTTGAAGACTGGCGAAGTTAAAGTTGAATACCATGACAGCGAAAATGATATGGATGTCGATGGCACCTTTAAGAACATGGGCGATGCTATGCGAGCACTACGTGGCGACCTTGGCGTTAATCACGGCGGTAAAGCACCTAACTTTGACAGACTAGGTCACCGTAAACAACATGGTCCAGATGACCTACGTAAGACAGATAGAACCGGCCGCAAAGGCTCATTAGCTGGCGGCCCTACTAATAGTTTGAAACGTGATATCGAATTCAACAAAGGTAAACACGGCCCATCAGGACCTTTACCAGAAATGGCCGACATTTTACGTTTAGCAGGTTTGGCAAAATAAACCATATTATCTGCACCTTTTAGGTTGCAAACATAAATAAAACTGTGTATAGTTAATGCTATGCACAGTTTTTCTTTTAGTCAGTTGGCTTTAAGGAAGCGGCACATAAAACTTTATTAAGGAAACATTATTATGGCAACGTTAGCAGAAATTCGCGCAAAACTTCAACAGAGCGCACAAAATACCGGCGGATCATCCGGCGGCGACAACGCAATCTTTCCACACTGGAACATCGCAGAAAACACAAACGTAACAGTTCGTTTTTTACCCGATGGCGACACAAACAACACTTTTTTCTGGTTAGAGCGAGCAATGATCAAATTGCCTTTCGCTGGTATTAAAGGTGAAACAAATTCTAAGCCCGTGACTGTGCAAGTCCCCTGTATGGAAATGTGGGGCGAAACTTGTCCAGTATTGACTGAGGTTCGTCCTTGGTTTAAAGACAAGAGCTTGGAAGATATGGGTCGTAAGTACTGGAAGAAAAAGTCTTACTTATTCCAAGGATTTGTTGTTGACAGCAAGTTCAAAGAAGACCGTACTCCAGAGAATCCAATTCGTCGATTCATCATTGGTAGCCAGATTTTTAACATTGTTAAGAACGCACTAATGGATGCTGAGATTGAAGAATTGCCAACAGACTACGTTCGTGGTTTGGATTTTAAGATTGCTAAAACCAGCAAAGGTGGTTACGCTGACTACTCTACTTCTACTTGGGCTCGTCGTGAACGTGCTTTGAGCGAAGAAGAACAAGCGGCTATTGCACAACACGGTTTGTTCAAACTGTCAGACTTCTTGCCCAAGAAGCCAGGCGCAGTTGAACTCAAAGTTATCAAAGAGATGTTTGAAGCATCTGTTGATGGCGAAGCATATGATCCAGATCGCTGGAGTCAATACTTCAAGCCTGCGGGCTTTGGTGGTCGTGATGCAGATGAAGGCGGCGCTAAGGCAGCACCTGCACCGAAGGCAGCACCAGCTCCAGTAGCTGAAGAAGCGGCACCGTGGGAAGAAGAAGTTGCAACAGCAGAGAAATCATTCACTCCTCCAGCCGCAAAAGCTGAGAGTGCTGGTGGTGAAGCATCTAGCAGAGCAGCCGATATCATTGCGATGATCCGTAATCGCCAAAGTACTTAATTAGGAGATAGACATGGGAAAGGCCTTCGATATTTCGAAGTTCCGTAAGTCTATCACTAAAAGTATTGATGGCTTAGGAATTGGGTTTAATGACCCTACCGATTGGATTTCAACCGGTAACTACGCCCTGAACTATCTTATCTCAGGGGACTTCTACAAAGGAGTTCCTCTGGGCAAAGTAACAGTTTTTGCAGGCGAATCAGGCGCAGGTAAATCATATATCTGCTCTGGTAACATTATTAAAGCGGCACAAGAACAAGGTATTTTTGTTGTCTTAGTTGACAGCGAAAACGCACTTGACGAAAAGTGGTTGATTGATCTAGGTGTTAATACCAGTGAAGATAAACTTCTAAAACTCAACATGGCTATGATTGACGACGTGGCAAAAACCATTAGTGAATTCATGAAAGAGTACAAAGTTATGCCAGAAGACGGTCGTCCCAAGGTATTATTTGTTATCGATTCATTGGGCATGTTGTTAACTCCAACAGACGTTAATCAGTTTGAAGCAGGAGAGATGAAAGGTGACATGGGCCGTAAGCCTAAAGCACTTACATCGCTTGTTCGTAACTGTGTAAACATGTTTGGTTCGTGGAATGTAGGTATGGTTTGCACAAATCACACTTATGCTTCACAGGATATGTTTGACCCAGATGACAAGATCAGTGGTGGACAAGGTTTCATCTATGCTAGTTCTATTGTTGTTGCTATGCGTAAACTGAAATTGAAAACAGATGCAGATGGTAATAAGACTACAACAGTTAACGGTATCCGTTCAGCTTGTAAGATTATGAAAACACGTTATGCAAAGCCATTTGAATCAGTGCAAGTTGAGATTCCTTACACAACAGGTATGAGCCCGCACAGTGGTTTAGTTGACTTGTTTGAAGCCAAAGGTATGTTAAAGAAAGAAGGCAATAGTCTTGTTTACACAACATCTGATGGTGAAGTAATCAAACAATTCCGCAAAGCATGGGATCGTAATGAAAAAGAAGGTTTATCTATCATAATGGAAGAAATTTCTAAGAATGGTATGAAAACTGAAACTACAGCAGTAACAGAAGACACCGAGGAGGCATAATGGAAGAAGATCTAATCATAGAAGTATGGGATACATTCAGAGAATATGTCTCTGATAAAAATAAAGAAGTTGCCGCAAATCAATATATTGATTTTTTAATTGGCAAAGATGTTGAGTTGTCAGTACTCGAAGGTTTAATGGGCTACGACACTCATCTTGACAATGCAATCCAATTAGTTGTAGATGAAAACAAAGATGACGAAGACGACATCGATGAAGAAGACTACGATTATGGCGAAGACATGGACTGAGTATGTCATGGTACTCCAAAGTAAGCAAAGACATATCCTTCCTTCCTGATTGCATAGAGTACTTTTATAAAGAACTAGATTCTGCAAGGTATGAGGTTAAAATACACGGCAACGTGGAAAAGGCCTCAGCCCATTTACCGGGTATAGTTGAACAACGATTCAATCAACTTCAAGAAATTGAAGCCGTGCTTGAATATTTGAACATTGAACTAAGACGTACCCGTAGTAAGGCATTTAAGAAATATCTAGAAAATTATCAGAGAGCACTCAGCAGCCGAGATGTTGAAAAATATGTCGATGGCGAAGCAGATGTTGTTGATATGGAAAAAATTATCAACGAATTTGCCATGTTACGCAATCAATGGTTAGGCATTGTCAAGGCTTTGGATATAAAACAATGGCAATTGAGTAATATCATCAAACTTCGAACAGCCGGCCTAGAAGACGTAGTGTTATAAACAAAAGGAGACTTGCTCTCCTTTTTGTTTTGTGTTATAATAATTTTATGTATATTGAAGACCTAATTATTACCCTAGCTATCAGTCGTAATGTGTCAATGAATCCATATGATTCAAAATTGATATACAGTTTTCACGATCAAATATCCCGCGGGTCCGGATTTACAGAAAAACAAGAATTATTATCTGTAAAAATCTTAAAGAGACAGGTAGCAAAATTAAATTCCATATTCGGCAAGGATATTTTGCCATTTTTGGAAAATCCGTCATTTAGACTGGCAAGAAGATTAGTGTCTTCCTTCAAACGTATTGCTATGTTTGAACATCCTAACTTTGGAAAGACAATTAAAATAGAATTTCCATTCAACGAATCACTGCTGGCAAGAATTAGAGAAGAAAAGCCAAAGCTAAACATGGCACAGTGGGACCCAGAGCATAAATCATGGGTTTTTTCACTAGATGAACGGTCATTGACATTTTTAGGTCGTGTTGCCATTGAAGAAAATTTCATAGTAGACGAAGAATTTGAAAATTATCAAAATCAAATCAGAGAAATTGAAGCCAACATTGAGCAGTACATTCCTATGTTGTCGTATGCTGACAAAAATCTGAAATTTTTGAATATTTCTGAAAAAATAGCTCAACCTACTAATTCAAACATCATTGAAAATTTGTTCAGAGCAAGAAAATTAGGAATTTTTACCTGGGACGAAACCATCGAAGAAACTGATGAATGGAAAAATACAGACCGAGTGATTAAAAAATTCCTACAAACTGATCCTGGTGAAAATATGTCAATAAATTTGGAAGAAAATGGTATTTTTTCTCTCAAAGATATTGTAAAATATATGGGGCCAGTTTTGTTTGTAATTCCAGGTGGCAGTGAAATGGAAAAATTAGAAAAATCTTTAGACTTTTTAAAAGTTAGTGAAATTTCTAATGAAGAAATTAGTGTGCTGTTTAGACTACCCAACGAAACTGGTGAAAAATTCAATAATTTTGTCAGAGAAGAAAAATTAAATTCTGTCATCAGTGAAAAAACTAAAGCAGTGTTTATCAGCAGTAAGGTCCCTAAAACAATTCTTGACAAAAAAATAAAATTTAACTGTGTAGTGAATTTTAATTTTTATAATATTCATTATTCCATCAAAAATTTGCTAAATTGGCACCATAACGTAATCAATGTATTAGACAACAACAAAACAAGGACCTTAGATTTTGGCATCATGTAAAATTATTATCAAAGATGAGGTAAACGTTAAGATTGAAAATTTAGATCTTGATGCACGTAAGGCTTTGGTCAAAAAATTCAAGTATGAGGATCCTACTGCACGGTTTAGACCAGCTTATAAGTTAGGAAGATGGGACGGTAGTATCAGCTTTTTTGGTCTTGGTGGTACTACCTACATGAGTATGCTGCCGCAGGTGCTTGAATACCTTGAGGCAAAGAATTATTACATTGAATTAGAAGATCATCGCCGCCCAACAGCATTAAGTTTCCCTGAAATTTCTGAGGAATTTTGGGGTGATCAAACGTGGCCTGTAGGTCATCGATTTGCCGGTGAAAAGATTAGACTGCGCGATGACCAGGTTGAAGTTATCAATAAGTTTTTAGAAAATCCTCAGTGCATACAAGAAATTGCCACTGGTTTCGGCAAAACTATTACCACTGCAACTTTGGCAAAAATCTGTGAAAAATATGGTCGAACAATAACCATTGTTCCTAACAAGTCACTGGTTGAACAAACTGAAGAGGACTTTCTTAACTGCGGATTAGATGTTGGCGTTTACTACGGCGACAGAAAAAATCTTGACAAAACACATACTATTTGCACTTGGCAAAGTTTGAATATTTTGGACAAGGGTTCCAAGGAATTTGACGGTGAAGAACAACTGTTACGTCTAGCTGAATTGTTAGACGGAGTCAGCTGTGTCATGGTTGATGAAGTGCATATGGCCAAGGCAGAAGTGTTAAAGAACTTGTTAACACGTAACCTTTCCAACGCACCTATACGTTGGGGTTTGACTGGTACAGTACCAAAAGCAGACCACGAATTTCAAGCCCTACGTGCTAGCCTAGGAGAGGTTGTGCATCGTGTTAAAGCACACGAACTTCAAGAAAAAGGCGTGCTCAGTGATTGTCAAGTAACTGTTATTCAAACAGCAGAGTGGAAAGAATTCGAAAGCTATGCAGGTGAATTAAAATACCTTGTCACTGACGAAACACGTATGAATTGGATCAGCAATCTTATTAACGGCATTGCAGAAACAGGCAACACACTAGTATTAGTTGATAGAATTGAGTCCGGTCAATTAATTATTAACAACATTCCAGACAGCGTTTTTGTCTCGGGCTCAATGAAAACAAAAGATAGAAAAGACGAGTATGACGAGATTAAAACTGCTAACAACAAGATTATTGTGGCGACTTACGGTGTGGCCGCTGTGGGTATTAATATCCCCCGTATTTTTAATATGGTTCTTCTGGAGCCCGGAAAGAGCTTTGTCCGCGTTATACAAAGCATTGGGCGAGGCATTAGAAAAGCAGACGACAAGGACTTCGTCCAGATCTGGGACCTTACGGCATCTACAAAGTACGCGAAGAGGCATCTTACAGAACGCAAGAAGTTTTATAAAGAAGCCAAGTATCCGTTTGAAATACAAAAAGTGAAATATCAATAATGCAAATTTTAACATTAGAAAACAAAACATTCTATCTGAATGACCTACCAGAGGAAGTAGATGAGGATTTAAGATTCTCAGTCCTTGACAACAGTGATAATCAAAATCCTGATTATTTCTTTATTCCTCTTATCTTTCTTGAGAGTTTCACCGGGCCAGCAGCCGTATTAAAGATCGGACCATATGAACTTACTATGCCATTAGATTGGTGTACCGTAGTCGGCGATCCAGAAGGTCCAGACATGGAAGTGTTACCATTAACAAGTTTAAATGACCGAGGATTTAAGACTTATTGTTTTAATCCCATCAGTGGATTTAGACCAGAATTTCATGAGATAGATATTATAGATATATACCCGGATGTTAAATGGTATTTCCCCAAAATGAAACCTGGACAACTTCTATGCACTCCATTAGCCGCAGGCGACAAACCAATGTGTGCTTACTTTGTCAAAGAAGTTAGTCGCCAAAGCGAAATTGTAGATTATACTAAGTGTTGGTAAATCATGGGTACATTAACTCCGGGTGCTACATATATCTATGAACGCAATGGCGAAGAAATCTACGCCAGAGAAGTTGGGTCCCCAGTCCAATCTAGAAAATTAGTTGGCTATCAATACCAGAACGAAAAAGATCCAAGAACACCCGACGGCCGTCCGTTATACGAACATATAAAAGAAGATAGACTTTGGGGAGAGATCCGTCGTGAAGCCCGGACAAACCCTGCCTTGCAAAAAGCCATGGAACAGTGTATAATAATATATCATCTAAGTAAAAACAAGGAAACAGTAGATTGGCACCCGGTATGAAGTTCCATGGAATAATGGCGCAAGAAGTAATGCGTATCGGTTCTAATGGCAGTCTCGGTATTGGTACCAGTTCTCCTAGCACTACACTCGGTGCATGGGGTGAATGGCAAGAGATACAAAAACTTGCAGAAACTAATCCTGCTGTAAAAATTGCATTAGACAAATTAATGACTGTTTATCATTTAAGTAAAGAACATGGCAACGACGAAACCTAAAAAAGAACCAAAGAAACGGGCACTTGATCTAACTCGAGTGCTATCTGCCGTTGACAGCAAGAACTATGAGTTCTATGATAATCTTACAACCGCAGAATTAAAAGAATTCAGTCCTTATGTGTTGTTGAGATTTGTTAGCAGTGTTGGATCTAATGACAGAGACATCCAGGAATGGTTTGTTGAAATGACCAATGAGATGGTTAATAAACATCACTGGACATTAAGTAAGAATCATGAAAAATTGTTGTGGTTGTTGTATGCAGCCACTGGTGCAGGTATTAAGAGTTACCACCCCTACCTCCCTGCAATGAAGGCAGACTTTGACAAATTTGAAAAGTTGTTGGCAATTTTACATCCGACATATAAGATGGATGAGATTAAGTTGTTAGCCAGTGTAATGACTGATGAAGAAAAGTTAGATCTGTTTGATAAAATAGGTTTTGATAAAAAAGATAGAAAAGAATATCAATGATAGCACTTGTGGAGCAGCCTTTTATCTGTGTGCATTGTAGCAAGAGTTTCATGAAAGAGAAGACTCTTGTTGCTCATATGTGCGAACGAAAACGTAGGGCTTTACAGGAGACTGAGAAAAGAGTGCAGGCTGGTTTTATGGCCTATAATAGATTCTATCAACTGACGCAGGGTAATAAAGTTCCTAAGAACTATGATCACTTCTGCAACAGTGCTTACTATAACGCCTTTGTAAAATTTGGTAGCTTTGTTAATAATGTAAATCCATTGTATCCTACTAAGTTCATCGACTATGTTATTAAAAGTGGTGTCAAGTTAGACCACTGGTGTAGAGATGAACTCTATGAACAGTATCTATTTGAAACAGTAAAAACTGAACCTGTCGAGGCGGCGGTGCAAAGAACTTTACAAACTATGATGGAATGGGGTGATGAGCATAATGCAAATTTTGCGCATTACTTTAACTATGTTAGTCTTAATAAAGCAGTACATGACATTGTCAACGGAAAGATTAGTTGTTGGGTTTTATTAAATTGTAACTCGGGTAAAGACATGGCAGGTAAGATGAATGACGAACAATTGGCAATGATTGCTCCAGCGTTTGACATTAAGTATTGGTTAAAGAAGTTCAAGGAATTTCCTGCAGATGTAGCACTTGTTAAAGAAATACTCAACGAAGCAGGAGTCAAATGACCGTGATAAAGTTACTAGATAAAGACCCAGGTGCTGTAATAGACATCGTTAAAGAACTACGTGCTAGTGGATTAGTACAGGGTAAAGATTTTGATTTTGCATTTTATCGAACTCGTTGGGATCCTATGATTGGTGATGTTAAAGGTTTTACTAATTTTACATTCTATGAAGAAAAACTAGCAACTTTGTTTGCATTAAAATACGGATCATGAAAATACATCGCCCTATTAAGTATTCTACACTACTACCTCTAAGGGCAGTACAGAAACACAGTTACGAAATCATAGACCGAGGTCAGGTAGACAGCGAACAATGGTATGTTGTACAAGCCGAGCCTAAGGTTGCCAGTTGGGTGAGAACACAAAACAAAGATCTATGGTATGATTACAAAGTAGGAAGTTATCGAGTGTTAGATACATTTGATGTACACGAAAAACTATATACAATGTTGGCAATGAGATGGGCATGACTGGATTTGCAAGTAAGCGAGCAGTAGCACGTAGTTTACAAAATGACATTATAGATCGTATGGCTGAAGATATGGCCCGAAAGATTGATAAAGATCTATTAGATGATATGATGATTGCTATATTAAAAGATGAAGATTGGGTAGAAACCAAAGTTAACCCTGCGTACACAGACATGGGAATGTTGTCTGGCAAATACGAAGAATGGTATAGTAAGACCGCAGAATGGATACACTTAAATGCCCAAGGTGATTATAAATTGATAAAAGGACAGTGGTTGTTCAAAGACCCTAGAGATGCTACAATGTTTATTCTAAGGTGGTTATGAAACATTTTAAATTAGAAAATACAGGAGCACGTGGTTGGTTTATAGGATCATTTCCTGAAGCCGCAGTTCAAACTGATCTAGTAGAAGTTGCATATACACCGGAGCCAGTTGGCCTTATTAAGGCACATTATCACACTCGATGCACCGAAACAATATTACTCATTTCTGGTAGTGTGATTATACAAGGTATTAAATTTGTAGCAGGTGATATTATTGTTTTAGAACCAGGAGAAGTAAATGATTCTGATTACTTAGAACCATCAGTGATCATTGGTGTTAAAACTCCTGCAGGTGCTGACGATAAGGTTTATGTTTGAGCATGGAAAATATAAAAAGTTTTTGTGAGCAACACCAAATTCGTGTGCTTGATACAAATAAACGAGCGCACCGTTATCATAAAATTAATCTAAAGTTTTTTAAAGACCCAATGGATTATAATCTAGTCCACGAAGATATTATAGCCGACAGTGAACCTTTATACACAGTTGAGATTGCACAAAGTGAATTAGAACGCATAGCAGATTTTGAAGCACAAGTTTTTAACAACATGAAAAAACAAGGACATTATCACATGTTTGAAATGCTCATGGAACAAAAAGAACGTGAAAAATATTTAAGAGACAAGTATCCAGCTGTAAATAATGCATATAAACAATATAGCCTAATGTTAAAATTAGCTGAAAGTGGAGAATTATGAAATTAGTTACAGTAGGTTCGCGCTGGTGGGCAGGTGAAGGAAAGAGATTTGTAGTTTCTAAAATTGTAGAAGAAGGTGAGAATACTTGGGTGCATTATTACAATGATAATAATCATGACCAAAAATATTCTTGCTATCTAGAGGCATTCTTAGGAAGATTTACAGGATTACCAGAATGACACAATTAAAAGGTCTAGTTCCAAAAGGTTGGGGGTCAGAATTTATCTGGGCCACTAACGACAAGTATTGCGGCAAGTTTATGAACTTTAATGCAGGTGCCAAGTTTAGTATGCACTTCCATAAAGACAAAGAAGAAACTTGGTATATACAAAGCGGCAAGTTTATTGTTCGTTGGATTGATACTAAGACTGCTGAACTACACGAAGAAGAATTGCGTGATGGTGCAGTGTGGCATAATACACCCTGTATGCCACATCAACTAGAGTGCATCGAAGCTGGTACTGTTATTGAAGTGAGTACTCCAGACAGTGTGGAAGATAATTATCGTGTAGGTAAAGGCGACAGCCAAAAATGAAAATTATAGTTAATGGCACGTTTGACATACTACATCGTGGACATGTTGAACTACTAGAATATGCTAAAGGGCTAGGAGAATTTCTTTTAGTTTGTATTGATACCGACCGCCGTGTAACAGAACTTAAAGGTGAAGGCAGACCTATTAATAATCAGGCTGATAGAGCATTTATGCTTCAGGGATTAAAATGTGTAGATGCAGTTTGGACATTTGATTCCGAAGAGGACCTAGAAAGAATCTGTAAAATGTATCAACCTAACATAATGGTTAAGGGCAGTGATTACGAAGGCAAACGAATTGTAGGTGCCAAGTATTGTAAAGAAATTAAATTTGTAAAGCTAGTAGATGGATACTCAACAACAAACATCATTCAACGTATTACTAATCGGTGATAGTTGCACTGATATCTATAACATAGGTACAGTAGATAGATTGAGCCCTGAGGCTCCTGTACCTGTTGTTAAAATTGTAGAAACATTTTCATTACCAGGCATGAGTGCAAACGTACATCGCAATTTGGTAAATTTAAATATTGAAGCGGACTTTATACACAACGATACTTCAATTACAAAAACTAGATTCATAGACAAACGTTCAGGACAACATCTATTGAGAGTTGATGATGAAGATAATGTCGTGCAATGGTCAGGCTCAACACCTAGTCCATTAGAAACGTATGATGCTATTGTTATTTCAGATTATGATAAAGGGTTCCTAACATATGAACATATTGAAAATATCATAGGATCAGTAAAGAGTCCAGTTTTTATTGATACTAAGAAAACAAATGTAGAACGTTTCCAGGGTGCATGGGTTAAGGTCAATGAATTAGAATACAGTAAGCTCAAAAGTGAGTGTTCTGGTCTAATTGTTACACTAGGAGACCGAGGTGCAAAAGTTCCACACCACGACATATATTGTCCAACTAAGTCAGTCGAAGTTATGGATGTATGCGGCTGCGGAGACACTTTTATGGCGGCACTGGTTGCTCAATATCTCTTTACAAAAGACATAGAAAAAGCTATAATATTTGCTAATGTTGCCGCAGGCATAACTGTGCAACACCGTGGAAACTACGCACCATCATACGACGAGATCAGACATGCCGGATATTGATATTGACTTTGCCGATAGGAAAAAAGTTTTGGATATTATCCAACACGTTCCGGCGGCCCAAAAAGAAAATAATACTTTTAAAAAGCACAATACTGGCGTATATTGTCATGCTATACCGTATAATCCGTTAACAGACACAGCCAGCATAGAATACAAAAAAGCCGAAGATAGAGGCTACTTTAAGATAGATTTTTTGAATGTAGGCATATATAAAGATATACGAGATGAAGAGCATCTCAAAACTTTAATGGAAACCGAACCACTATGGGACCTTTTAGAGCAGGACGATTTCAGCAACTTACTATTTCACGTCAACGGGCACGGCTCCATCCTAAGGCAGATGAAACCGAAGAGTATACTCCAACTAGCGGCAGTTTTGGCTATGATACGTCCCGCCAAGAGACACTTGATTGGGACAGACTGGACGACAGTGATGACGACTATTTGGACAAAGCCCGAGGATGGTGAATACTACTTTAAGAAGGCTCATGCTGTAGCCTATGCTATGGCAGTAGTAGTACAGATGAATTTGATTTGTGAAGGTATCAGTTACGGATATTCTTAACTGATCTTACTAATTGAATTGATTTTCTTTTTATACGTTTCTCGGCAATTTCGCTGAGATTAACGGTTGGCCCAAAGACTAATTCTGCATCTTTAGAATTAAATGTTTTAATAAACGGCCTAAATACCTGCATTTCAGATTTTAGAAAAATATTGATAGGTATTTTTCGATTACTTTCCCACCACCAAATCTCACCCATTTCTAAAAATAGAGTGCGTTCAGCTTCGCCTAATATCATTGATAGATCGTAGATGCTGGCAATGTAATCATCAAAGTTGATAACAATGCCCACGTATTCTTTATCATTGGATTTAACGCAAGATATAAAGGGGAATTTTTCTTGAAACTGATCGCTCATTATTTTTAAATAAATACTCTTATGCAAAATTTACCAATCTATTTATATCCAAATACACTCGCCGTTATATTAGATTTGGACGCTACTACTAGGGGAGTTAACCAGGTTATGTATCAACGAGACTTGAAAATACAAAAAGGGATTAAGAACCAAGTTCGAGTCCAGTTTAAAAACAGCGATCAGAAAAAGGTTACAATTCATAATACCCAAACATTTGTATTCAGTATGTTTGATGCAATTAACCAACGACTGATAGTAGAGAAAGAATTAGATGTTTTAGATCTTGGAACTACTGCTACACGCGGACTTGCTCTATTAACTCTCAACGAAAGCGATACTCTAGACTTAGATAGAACCAGCTATCAATACAGCGTAAAATTATTAGACTCCGATGGTAGTTACACTCCTGCATATTCAAATACTTATTACGGTATGGCTGGAACCCTGCATTTAAGTAACGATGTAAATCCAGTGCTCAAGGACAGCGTTTCAGTTACTACATTCAATCCAGTTTGGAATGACGAAACTCAATTGTATGAAAATCTTAGTGGTAACCTTTATGCAGATCCAGCATTTAACGGAAACTCAGCATTACATACTGTGGCCGTTTATATGACAGCTTACAAAGGCACCGTTTATGTTGAAGCTACATTGGACAACACTCCAGATAGCAGTGAAAACTATTCTGTGGTCAGCACCTTAACCTATAACGGTTATACCGGAATTGGCTACGCTAACTTCAATGGAGTGTATTCATATATTCGAATCAAACATGTTCCAGCCAAAGGTCCTACTGATACGGACAATAGAAATACTGCTTACTCCGGAACACTTGACAAAGTTCTCTACAGAAGTTAAACTGTATATGTGAATGATATACAATCTGCATTATTAGCATTACTGCCTCCAAAAAGAAAACTGACATCTGGCGGTTGGACAAGTTTCAACGCACCCTGCTGTCACCATAGAGGCGAACGTCAAGATGACAGGCTCCGTGGCGGTATTAAAATAGAAAAAGACGGATTTGTTTATCATTGCTTTAACTGCGGGTTTGCCGCAGGTTGGACACCTGGTAAACTATTAAGTAAGAATTCAAGAAACTTGTTCCAATGGATTGGAATGAGCGAGATAGATATAGGAAAACTTAATCTGGCTACCATGAAGATCAAAGATGATCAGCCAGTACTTAAGAAAGCACTTAACCTAACATTACTAGAAAGATCCTTGCCTGAAGGCACCATGACTGTGATGGAATGGATTAACACTGGTTACTTGCCTGACGTTGCAGAAGATATTGGTAAAATAGTAGAATACATTATAGGTCGTGGAATGGATCTAGATTGGTATAACTGGATGTGGAGTCCTGCCCCCGGTTATATAGATAGAGTGTTAATACCTTTTTATCAAGATGGAAAGATTGTAGGATATACAGGAAGAAAGATCACAGATGGTAAACCTAAGTATCTTACAGATAGCCAAAGCGGTTACGTGTTTAATATAGATACACAGGACTACAATAGAAAGTTTGTCATTGTCACTGAAGGTCAATTTGATGCCATTGCTATAGACGGTGTGGCTATTATGACCAACGAACCTAACGAAGCTCAAGTAGCTAGGATAAATGCTCTAGCTAGAGAAGTAATTGTAGTACCCGATAAAGATAGACCCGGAGCTAAAATGCTTAAGGCTGCAATAGACAATGGCTGGAGTGCCAGTTCACCGCCGTGGAGCGATGATATCAAAGACGTTGCAGATGCTGTTAAAAAATATGGCAGACTCTATGTTCTAACCACAATCTTGCACTACAGAGTCTCGGGAGAGATAAAAATAAATCTAATGAAGAAAAAACTAGAAGCACTAAAAGATGAGTAAAGAAAAAGCACCTAAACCAAATTACAACTACGACATTCAACGACTGTATCTCGAAATGTTCATGAGCGATGCAGAAACGTTTGTTCGCTGTCAAAATATTTTTGATCCACTAAACTTTGACCAACGACTGCAAGACATTGCTACATTCATTAACAAGTATGTAGATGAATACAAGGTCATGCCCGAGGCAACAATTGTCAATGCTAGCACAGGTGCAGACCTAAATCCTGTACAATTGCCCAAGGAAAATTATGACTGGTTGATGAACGAGTTTGAGCAGTTTAGTAGACACAAAGGATTGGAGAGAGCTATTATCGACTCCAGTGATCTACTAGAAGCAGGTGACTACGGTCCAGTAGAAAAGCTGATCAAGGATGCCATCCAGATTAGCCTTAACAAGGACATGGGCACAGATTACTTTGAAGATCCTAGGGCACGTCTAAGCAAACTGAAAGATGGTAACGGACAGATTAGCACAGGATGGCCTAGTATTGATAAGAAACTTTATGGTGGATTTAACCGTGGAGAGTTGAATATCTTCTGTGCAGGATCAGGTGGTGGTAAGAGTTTGTTCTTAGCCAACATGGGTGTAAACTGGGCGTTACAAGGACTTAATGTATTGTATCTTACATTCGAATTGAGTGAAGGTTTAGTGTCTATGCGTTTGGACTCTATGATGACAGGTATCTCAACTCGCGAAGTATTCAAGAGCATCGATGACGTCGAGCTCAAGGTTAAGATGCTGGGCAAAAAGGCAGGTAACTTGCAGGTCAAGTATATGCCATCTGGCAAGAACTGTAACGACATTCGTGCTTATTTGAAAGAATACCAAGTTAAGAAAGGTTGCAAGCCCGACGTTATTCTAATTGACTATTTGGATTTGATGATGCCGCTGAGTGTTAAAGTTAGCCCCAGTGACCTGTTTGTCAAAGACAAATATGTATCAGAAGAGATTCGTAACTTGGCCATGGAAACACAATGTATTACTGTTACAGCGTCACAGTTAAATCGTTCAGCCGTTGAAGAAATTGAATTTGATCACAGTCACATCTCAGGTGGCTTGTCAAAGATTATGACGGCGGATAATGTTATTGGTATCTTTACTTCTAGGGCTATGAAGGAACGTGGGCGTTATCAAATCCAGTTCATGAAGACACGTTCTAGCTCGGGCGTTGGACAAAAGGTTGATCTAGAGTTTAATGTAGAAACTCTGCGTATCACTGACCTAGGTGAAGAGGAAGAAGGCAGCTTCAATCAACAACGGCAGAACAATGGTGGAGGTAGTAGTGTGTATGCAGGACTAAAACGTACCAGTGCTATTAACACCACATCTGACAGCGGGGAAACCAGTAGTGCCGGGTGGGAAAGGGCAAGTCCTAAAGAAGGATTTGATTTAAGCAAGCCTAGAGTTGATGCTCCAAAAGCTACTGCTATTAGAAATTTGCTTGCAGGCCTAAACAGCGAAAAAGATTAAAACCAAGTAGATACCTGCATACGGCCACTTTCAGTGATCACCGTATGCCATTGATCTGAGTTGTCCAAACCAAACAATGTATCAATATCAGCAGGCAAGTAGGTCCAAGTATGATTAATGTTCCAAGGTTCTTCACCGAGGATTTCTCCTTCTAGGTGCCCGGGTAACCATCTAGTATATCCTGCTACTACTCTAAAGTATTCAGGACCTTGCCCGTCTGATATAGCAGCCAACACACTGATATCGTTGCTGACTCCAATCTGATCAGTGAGTTTAGTTGTATTAGAAGTATACCAATCTAAGCTATGTATTACGTGTATTCTATTTGTAGACTCTGGACCACCGTTATACAAAGGTTGATCTATATCATTGGGCAAGCCTACATTCTGCATCACTGTATCAAAGCTAACATTGCTGCTGAAAGTTTTGTTAATCTGTAATCCTATAGCACCTGCATTGTCGTGATCAAGTACTAACATGACTCCCTTACGTAGATGTGGGTCAGGCCTTTTAGGATGAGCGGCTAATAAGTAGCCTCGGTAATTCTGTTCAATCATATAACATATTTAATCGATAAATATCTATCTATGCGTATACTTGAGTTAGATCTAGGTTTTGAAGAACACAACGAACTTAACCCGCTGTTATGGCAGGGTGAAGAACTGCGTCCCGAAGTTAAAATGACCCTGCTAAAGATAGCCCGAGACTTTGTTGACTATGTTGAAGTGCCTTTTAAGGTGGAAGACCTAGTGCTCACAGGCAGTCAATTGGGCTACTACTATACCAAACACAGCGATTTGGATCTGCACATTATTGTAGATTTTAATACTGTGGACTGCGACCGTGAAGCCGCGGAGTTGTTTGATACCAAACGCTTGCTCTATAAGAAACAATACGATATCAGCATACATGGTGTTCCCGTAGAAGTGTATATTGAAGACTCAAACTTCCCCGCAGTCAGTGCAACATATAGTTTGGGCAGTGGTGGTTGGCGGGTAAAACCAGACAGCCAACCCGAGGAAATTGACCGTGAAGAAATCATAAGAATGAGTAAAATATGGCAGACAGTCATAGGTAAAGCCATCGAATCAAACGACCTCGAAACCGGCCGAAAAGTATTAAAAATGCTACGAAATTACCGCAAATTAGGCCTAAAACACTCCGGAGAATACGGTATTGAGAACCTGGTATACAAGACCCTGCGTAACAGTAAAATCATAGAAAAACTCATGAAATTAATCGGTGATCTGCACGATCAAAGTTTGAGTATAAAATAAATCCAACTCTGTAAACGAGTTTCCAGGCTACCGCGTTATATATACATACAGGGATAATTCTTGTATTAAACAAACCAAGGAAACTTAAAATGAAAACTATCGCTACCCTAATCGCCACATTGGCCTTATCCGCTACTGCTTTCGCCGCTGAACCAGCTAAGAAAGAAGAAAAGAAAGTTGAAGCCAAGCCAGCTGCCACAGCACCGGCCAAACCAGCAACAACTACACCAGCAGCCACAGCGCCAGCAACGCCTGCCAAAAGTGAGCCTGCTAAGAAAGACGACAAGAAAGACGCAGCCAAGAAGTAATCCCAAGGGGCTAGAAGAAGGTGAATATGAAGTCGATGACGAACTCACTTTCGGCCGTAATCGTCAAGCTGAACAGTTTGGTAAGATAGTTGATGAAGAACTATCGGATCATGTAAAGTTTAGATTATGGCTGGCCCGACAAATTGCATTGGCCAAGTATAGAGAAACCCGAGCTTAAACCCCCGGGTTTTTTCTTGGCGGTAAATCGTAACAGGGACGGCCCGAAGCCAGCGCGAAGCGCCAGCGGTAAAAAAGAATTTTTCAGAGCCTATTAACTACCAACTTTAAAGCCACCAGCAGCCACAATAGCGTCAGCCATGTCATTCAACGCGGCCATGCTACGTAGACTCATACGTCGGTTAAGATCAAAGCTCACTTGAGTAATAGCCGCACTCAAATCGTTGCCAAGAACTTGTACAGCCAGTCCACCCGCGGCAATCCAACTAGAGCAGTTATCAGGTCGGTCGTCTACTAGGATATCCCCGGACCGACAATGCCGTTGTTTGTCCCACGAGTGCGGTCCAAAGTGTACAGGGACGTCGGGAAAGTGTTCTTGAGCCCACAATACCTTGTCGTAGTAGGCCCAAGGCACATCATCATCTTTGGGCACAGCAGTTAGAAACAATAAGTTCCAACCCAACCCATCTCTATATCGTCGTGCTAGATCCACTAGTTCCGCAGATCTGGGCATCAAAGGCAGGCTACGATAAAATCTCTGTTGTGTTTTAATACGACTCCACTCTTCTGGAGTATTCTTATAGTGTGTTAGATCATTGGCGGGCCGTTGTGGTCGTCCTAGAAACTGGGATGCGGCCCTGTCCCAATCTGCGACAACCCCGTCCATGTCCAGGTAAAATGTATTAGTCATAGATGTAATTAACTGTGTCCGAGTTCACACTGAGCACGCCAGCACCGTTCTTTAAATGGAATATACGTGCCATTTCAGTGGGTGGACTCAGTGTAACAAATGTCTTAATGTTCTTGTGCTCTACACGTATACTACGCTGAGCTTCTTGTATGAGTCGTCGTCCTGCTCCGGGACTGTAACTCCATATAGTATAGAATACTGCCACTGTAGGAACCTCAATATCCACAAGAGCCAACTCCACCACATCTTTGGGCACTGTGCTCTTACGTGCTACACAGACTACAGCTTGTGGCTTCTTATATTCATCATCCAATAACACGTATACACAACAATGATCACTGACTCTAAACTCAATGGGAATGTCCGGACGAACAGGATCATCCTTGATTAAAGCTAGTAGTGGATCGTCTAAGGTAGTGATAGTGTGTAGCATGGTGTCATATGAATTATATACATACTTATACAAAATGTCAAGAATTCTATATAGTAGAGGAAAAAATAGCTAAAAAAATTTTTCATGAGCCAAAATCTATATACAGTCTGAGTTTTAGAGTGTATACTAAACACACTATGTACATCAAACTAACCAATGCCACGCCGGCTCATAAAGGCACACCTTTGGCTATTAGACAAGATCTAGTGGTCAGCGTTCACCACAATACTATAGTGAGAGATGACGGAACTGTGGAACCAGTGACGTTTCTACACTGTCCACCACACGGAACTTGGGAAGCACAAGACTCATTTGAAAGTGTGATCCAACAGTTGAACTTGGCCAGTGGTGTGAACACTGTGATTCCAGTTGAGCCTACTACAACTAAACGAGCTACGCGAGTAAAAGCGGACCCAGCTTAATAAGCACGTCGGAACCAGGGCGTTAAATGCGCTAGTGTCATTATTAACCACATTGCGGGCATGGAGTAATCATGCCCGAGTCCACATACACTGGGATGATCAATGGTGTATACACTGTAGAGAAATCCCAGCGCACACAGGGGACTGGGCAACAATGCTAGCAATGAGATCAACTTTGGGGACATGACTTATTTAAGTGTCACAAGGGCCCGAGGTCTACACTAGGGCAAAAAATTGCCGCGCAGTTAAAAATAGGGGAAGAGATCTCGGCCCCTGGTGATCTAGTCTAACTGGGGGTTGAAAAGTTGGCATGCTTGCAAGTTAGTGTGTGCTAACTTGCTGTGTGCTATGCCCCCCACCCCCTCAGGCCTCCAGCCTCTCTGAGTCACCATAGCAGTCAAAGCCTTCCGCTTCTAACTCAGTGATAGCCTCATTGAATGCGTCCTGGATGTTCCACACTGACTCTGCTGTCCTCTTATCCTTCTTACGGTGAACTGCTGTGCCCTGCTTGTAGACTAGCCACAAGTGATCTGCACAGTAGCTACGTCCTTCTACTGCGGCTGCACAGCATGAGGGCTGTAGTCTAACAGTGTCCTCTGCACTAGTTCCTATGTATGTACATGTAGTCATTGCTCTTTGTCCATTATATCGTTGATGCTTTGTCGTTGTTCTGCACTCATATTGCGGTAGACTTCTATGCCAAATGCAATGCCCGCTTGGTAGGCTAGGTGTTCTAATACTAGGGCCACACCCCATACACACCACACTGCCCAACCGTAGTCTACGTCCGTGTCCGAGTACAGGTACCACAGCACGCCCCAAAGGGCACCTAGTGCCGCGATACGCTGTAGGTTACGCATACTTAGGCTCGCTTCATACAAGTAGTCTTAACCATAGCTGTCCAGCTTGTTGGGAAAGCCTTACGTAAGTCTGCTATCTTCAAGACCATACGCAGGCTCAGCTCACGAAGCTTGTCCTGGTTGTCTTCTACGAATTGGACGATCTCGTCCTTGACGCAGTCTTGGAACTCGTATTTGCTCAACATCTCACCCTTGCCCACAACCTGCTTGATACGCAAGATCTTCTCACGATTTGTGTCCATTTGCAGATCAATGTAGTGGCAACGGCTTTCCAAAGCGTCCAAGTGATCACGAAGCTTCTTAGACCTCACGTGCTCGAACTTGATGTTGGTAATGAAGATAGCCGCACCGCAGAACTCAAAGCGGTCTGGGATACCTTCTGAGCGCAACAGGCGTGAGTCCGTGTTCCAACTAATGAAACGACGAGCGCTACTGTCCAAGGCACCCTTGAGGATGTTCAGGGATAAGTCTTCCATCAAGATGCTGTCACAGTCATCAAACACTACAACATTGCCAGCTTTGGCAAACTCGTAGAGTTTAGCGTAGAGTCCAATGCTGGACATAGCACCCTTTACCACTTCGAACTTGGGCTTACGCTCAGCCAGGGTGTCGAACAAGCCGTCCTTTTGCAGGATGCTCTCAACACCGAAGCTCTTGCCCACGCCTGGAGGGCCGCTGACAATCATAGCACGGACATCGCCCTGCTTGACTGCTTTGGTCATCTCGTCCAAGATCTCAAAGCGCTCGCCAAGACGGGCCAGGATCTGTTCGTCGCTCTCACGAGC